AGCTAGTAACTGCTCCTGTATCGTAGGTTCTCTACCCAACAATGCTTCAGTAAGTGTTTGACGTTTACTTGCCTCAAGTCCTTGCGCTAACTCAGCACCCTGCATAAGAGCCTCAATACCCGCCTGACCCGCTGTACCCATAAACTCAGCACCTGAACGTCTACCGATGTCAGCTAGTTTACCTACCTCAGTACCCATACGTAATGCTTCTAATGCTTGTGACTGTGGAGTATAACCTGCACCTAGTAAACCACTAGCCGCTGTGAGTGCTTGTGCTTGTTCAGACATAGCTTGCTGACGAGCCGATAGGTTTGCTCTAGCCATAGCTTCCTGTCTTGCAGTCTCTTGTGCTAGTAACTCTGGAGAAGAACCACCGTATGCAGATGAACTTAAGCCCATACGTCCTTGAGACAACATACGCTCCTCTAAGGCTAAACGCTGACGTTCTTCCTCAGGGCGTTGTACGGCTCTCATTTGCTCATACAGGTCAGCTTGTGCCATACTAGGGTCTACCCCCACCTGACCAAATAAACCCGTTGCTTGGCTTAATAATTGGCTTTGAAGGGCTTGTTGCTCAGGAGTCAAACCAACGTCAATACCACCAGTAGGTGTTGTGGTTGTCGTACCTAATCCTGTAGTAACAGTAAAAGGTTTAAACTCAGCCATACCTGCTACTTCAGTACCAAGTCTGGAGAGTTCCTGCGCCCCTCGCTCTCCTAACTCAAGTGCGGCTTGAGAGGCTTTGTCTTGGTTGTAATAACCTGCCGCAGTCCCCAATAGGTTCTCGAAAAAACTACTCATTATTTACTCTCCAGTTAAATTGCTGAAATGATGAATGCTAATAAGTTCTCATAACAAACGCTGTACGTTGTTTGTTCTACATCATCATCATCTATGTATGTTGAAGTTTTTAATACTTGATAGTTGTCTGCGTTAAGACCTTCTGCTTCAAATGCCGCCTTTAGGTCTTGTGCAATAATACCAAAGTGTATGTTTGCGTCATCGCCTTCTGCTTCTACAGTATCAATATATCTAAATGCCTTCAGAGAGCCTTTAGCTACAACAGCTACTCTAGCTTCTGCATCAGTTAAGTCTCTAATGTCTTGCTTTTTGTTTCTATCAGATGTTGAGTAAGTAGAACCTGAACGGTATAGGTCTTTGAAGCGCGCGCCCGCTAGCCCTAGAGAAGTTGTAGCATCAGAGTCACCGCCAGTTGCGTTACAAGGAACAATAGAGTTAGCACCATCGCTTATATGTATGCCTCTTGCGCCTGTGACTAAATACATATCACCACCAACAGTACCAATATTGCCTACAGTTGTGCCGTCTTTGAAAAATCTAAAAAGATTACCATCTGTTGACAGTCTGTTTGCATTCAGAACCTCACTACCGCTTGCTGTTAGATTCATATTCCCAGTACCAGTAGCTTCAATACCTACTGTGCCGATACCTGCGGCAGTCTTACCCACCAATAGGTTGCCTGATGAGTCGATACGCATACGCTCTACGTCACTACTGTCACTATATTTATACCCGAAAGTCATGTGGTGAACATTGTTTGCTTCGCGAATAGAGCGTATAAAGTTATAGTCTGAGCCACCACCAAAATACATGGCTGTCGAAGCGCCAGTTCCTGAAAGGGTCAGAACTGCCTCAGTGGAAGGGAAACTAGTAGTACCTATACCTACATTGCCTGATGAGTCTATGCGTAGGCGTTCTGCGCCAGATGTTTCAAAAGCTAATTGAGAAGCAGATTGATTCGCTTTAATACGACCTACAGCATCGTTGCTTATACTTAACTCAAGCCGTTTATTCCCGCCTTGATTATCTTCTAATCTAAGTGTGGGGGTAGCCTCTCGAATGTCTAAAACAGTATCAGGGCTAGTAGTACCTATACCTACATTGCCTGATGAGTCGATACGCATACGCTCTACTAGAGAAGCACCGCTATTAGTTTTGAAAGATAAAGCACCCTCAGCATTTCCAGTATTTAAGTTAATACTTGCTATTTCAGATTGTGTCCTATCTCCTGGTTCTGTACCAAACGAAATAGTCTGTTCTTGATTTAAAGTGTTAGCTGTATCAAATATTCTTAATGTGGGTTCTGCGCCCTGTAAACATAAAAGATGGTCAGGACTACTAGTACCTATACCTACCTTAGCCTCAGACACATCAACAAACAATGTGTTGGTATTGACAGCTACGTCAGCACTAAAGTTAACCACACCAGTAAATGTATCACCCGCTGTGTCAGCCTTAGTATTTACCGCTGTCTGTATGTTTGTAAATTCAGTTGTGAACTCTTCGCCTTTAATCACCTTACCCGCGTTACCTGAAGGAAGACTATCTTTTGCTCCGAAGTTCGTTGTTATAGTATAATCAGTCATTTAAATTAATCTCCCTAGTAGAGCGTGTACATCTATTTGTTGTATTGAATAAGGTGCGCCATTGATAGTAGATTCGATACCTATGGTTACTACAGTACCACTACCGCTTGTGTTAATCTTAGGACGTTGTATGTCCGTACCTATTGTGTATTTAGAAGCGACATAAGAAGTATCTACCGTGTCTTCTTCTACCCAAGCTGAACCACTCCAGTAATATAGCTTACTATCCGTTGTGTTATAGTACAAGGCGTTTACTTCAGTAGTTAGGTGCGGAACTAAATGCTCCTAAGTAAGTGCCTGTGCTACTTGGAGCAATAAGAGTTGTTGTGTTGTCGCCAAATTGCCCTACGTTAAACTCAGATATAGGACTGTTAGCTAGTTCAGTACTAAAGTTTTTCTTAGTGAACCCACCGTCATAGTCATATCCCCATGCTAAGGTAGTCTGTGCGGATACGTTACCGATAACTGTAATGTTAAACTTCTTAAGGAACTTAAGGTTAGTAGAGTTACCGAAGTTTAATGGGTTACTGTAGTAAAGCATTTGATAAGTACTGCCGTTATCTAAGTATTCTCCGTACTTAAATATACCATCCTCTCTGCCAAAGTAAAGACTACCGTCCTGTAGTATCGCTAGGCTACGAGGGTTAACACCTGCCCATGTGGTTACTCTGTTAGCACCATCAGGTAAAGTACCGCGCATATCAAAGCAATAGATTGTCTGACTGTCTTGTAAGGACAATAAGTAAAATGCTTCATCTGCACTGTATATAGACTTAATAGGATTAACTTGCTGTCTAACCAACGTAGTTAACTCAGTACGTACGTTGTTACTAATGTCACGCATAGGCATTGACTTTTCTTGTATAGTACGACTAAAGCTACGTACACCATCTTCAGACAAGAACAAGATGTCAGTACCTGTGTGTTGTACAGAGTCTCTAGCAACACAACCTACGCCCTCTACAGTGTCATTAAGTTTAAACACAGGAGTAGCGGCACTTGGAAGTTCAGCGCCTTCATAAACAATAATAGACCTTCTACAAAATATAACTAAAAATCCATTATGTGCCGCTAAAGCAACAATTTCATCGTCACCCGTAGGGAAAACATTTGTTAAATCTAAAGAACCTGATGTCCCTCCCTGCCACGAGTCTCCAATAAGGAGGTCTGACCAATACACAGTGTGTTTGTTTGTCGCGACATCAGCCGCCCATAGTCTACCGTATGCGCCTATAACTTCATTAGCGGCAGGAGCGGCATGGTTTCCATTATGGTCTGCTACTACAAGAGTAGAACTGCCTTCTACGCTATGTAGTGGTGTGTGGTTGCGTTGAAAGAAATAAACGTCATTGTTAAATGTAACTATCTTCCAGTTGTTAGCTGTTATTGTATAAGGGTCGGGAAGAGTTACAGGTGTTAAGGTTGTAGTGCCTGTAAATATTTTATTGTTGCCCGCAGAGAATACTATTTTAGTACCATCATTCTTAACGTACTCATGTACAGCTTCTATGCCTCTACTAGTCCCTAACTGTGTAGCCGTACTAGAATCGGTAGATACTTCCGTATAGCCCTTACGCGCCCCTATACGTCCATATTCGTCAATAACACAGTTACTAGCGGTAGCCGCAAAGGATTGGTCAAGAGACAGCGGTGAATCCTGACTGTTAATGCCCGCAAATCCTGGGGCTTGTACTGTAATGTTCTGTAATCGTTGTGCCATTAGCAAGGTGTCCATACAGTTTCAGAAGGGAATCTAGCGGCATCAAACGCTACTGCAT